GTCATCATCGGCCAACACTTTGGGGTCGATGGTTTTCTTGAACCGCTTGGCGAGGTCTTGGGCACCGGGCCAGTCCATGTTCTTGACAAACAGGTCGCCAGCAACTTGCCACAACTGTGGGTTGCCTTGCAGCAACTGGGCCATGCTCTCCAAGGCTTCTTGACGCTTGGTGGCGTAGCCAGGACCGGTAATCACGCGCACATCGTACTTGCCAACGCCGGGGTTGTAGATCTTCTCAATCAACACGCCTTCTTGGTCCACGATGCGCTTGACCGGCTCTTGCTGCCCTGGGTTCATCTTGACGGTCGATGGCTCACCATCTTCACCAATGATGCGGGCAATGCGTTCGGTGTCGTAAATCTTGGGGATCAGGTCCACGAGTTGACGGCCAATGTGACGGATCGCACGGGCCAAGTTGTCAACGTAGTGGTAGGTGCCAATGTCGCCTTCGCGCTGACGCGCAAGGATGGCTTTTCCGCTACGCTCGTTGCTGGTCATGCCCAGCGATGCGTTGTACTGGCCGGTGGCCGACTTGATGTCCTCGGCAGCACCCGCTTTGGCTTGCAGCAGGCCGCTGGAGGCCATCGGAGGCTGTGCCCGCTGGGGTAGTGGCAACACAGCGCCTTGGCCGTCTGTAACGTCTGGATTGACCTCCAGATAGGGCCAGTTGTTCGTGTTGGCAGTCTTCCACTGCTGCTCGTAGCCTTCAAACTGCCCGCCGTACCCGATGAATGGGGCTTTGGGGGCCAGCGCCAGCATTTCGGCTTCTTGGCTGACCCAGTAGTTGTACATGCGCTGGGCATCCTTGGCGTTGCGCACCAAGCCCGACACGTACATCTGGCCGTCAACCTCAAACTCGTTACCGACCACGCGCACCACGGGGATGTAGGAGCCAGCCCAGTCGCGTTCTTCAAGGATGTCGTAGCCGTTGATCTTGCACCACTTGACCTTTTTGCGGTCAGCTTCGCGGGTGCGGATCGGCTTGCCGAACATCTCACGCAACATCTTGTCCTCGGGCGTACCGCTGAACGCAGTCTGGTTGCCGGGGTACAGGTTGAGCGTGTGCTTCTCGTACTCGATGTAGAAGTACTCGGCGATGCGGATGGTGTTCTCGCCAATCCATTGGGCAATGGACTGATCGCCCACGCCAAGGCTCATGAGGGTGCTGATAGGCGCTGCATCGGGGTACAGACGCTCATACTCATCTTTGGGAATGTCTTCCGTGATGAAGCACCAGCGGGCATCTGCGCCTGCGGGGTCTTGGATCAAGGGGTCCATGTAGACGCTGAAGCTGTTGCGGATGCGCCCAATCTTGATGTCTTGATCAAACGACTTGTCGTCGCAATACTCGGTCAACACCCGGATGTAACCTTCGCCGTAAGACACTTGGTTCTCGCAAGCGGTGTCGTAGGCCACGTCAGCATCGGAGATGTACTCGATATGGCGAATCACGCCGTTGAACACGTCTGCCATGTCCACATCGGCCTTGTCGTCAGCCGGGATCACCTTGATGCCAGGGCGGTTCATGCGCTGCTCGTTCGTCACTTGGTGAACGTGCTGCGGCAGCTTGTTGATGGTCAGGCAAGGACGGGCGTTGATCGTTTGACCCTGCAACGAGCCACGGGTCTGGAGCACATCAGCGGGCCACTGCCACTGGTTGTCTGGAGAGCCTGCGTAGAACCGCAAATCGTCAAGCTCGTCCTCACGAGTCTCGGAAAACGCAGTCATTGCTGTGTTCAAACGTGAACGGGCAACAGTCAGGATCTCCTCGGAACCGCCTTTTGACGAGTTTGGTCCGTTTTTTGCCACATTTGCTGCGGCTACGATTCCGGTGGTGTCTTTCATGCGTCAAATACTCCGAGAGTGTGAAGTTCCCTCATGACCAGAAGGTTGTCACCCTCGTATTTTAGGTCTTGGCCGATGGAATCACCAAATAGCACCTTGTCACCGACTTTTACGTCTTTGGTTTTGGGGCCAGCGGAGATTACCACACCCGTGCCAGTTTGTTTGTCACGCAACAGGATGAAAAGCTCATGTTTTTCCATGTCTGGGCGCACGATCAGGCAGTCTTGCAAGGCTTGTAAGCTCATATTATCCCCAAACTCTCATAGGTGTAGCAGGTGTCACTGCAAAAGGTTGCAAGGCTTTGTCGTCTTCGCCATCCACCACACGCACGTTGATGTGCCAGCCGGGGATTGCAGTCATGACGGGTTCGTCATCAGTGCCACCAGTGCGCTTGTAGATGATGCCGATGGTGTCAATGTTGGCAAAGTTGGGCATGTCTTCTGCACCGTACAGCACTTTGTTGGCAGCAGCTTCGTCAGGAAAACTTAGGTAATAGTCCATGTGTGTCCTTAAGCTGTGATGGCCTGCAACTCGCTGTTGGCAAGGCGGCGGGGGTAGTAGGCGATTTGGCTGATTGTGCCGTTGAGAAAACCAGTGTTTCCAACAGCATTTGCGCCAAAAAACAAACGGTCCACAGTAGGCAAAGTCCCAGATGTGTCGGCAGCAGCCGAACCGCCATTAGCAACTGAAGCAAAGTCGTTTAGTTTGTATGCGTTTGCGTATTTGTATTCTCCAGCGGCTGACAGTGAACCATTGATGGTCTGCGCTTGTAATACTGAATTGTCAGTTACTACAGCATTGATATTCCCCCCAGCACCTGTGCCCATGGAAACTAAGATTCGTTCAGCGCTAGTTCCATTGCTAACTGCGTATATAGACCCAAGATTTGTCGCAGGTGCATTGCGTAAAAAGACATTGTTAAAAAACGTCCCCTCAGTCGCGTTAAACCAACTACTGAAGTTTGTCCCTGTCATGCTTGCCAAATCAGCCGAGCGTGTGACCTGTGAAGCCACTGTGGGGATGTAGCTGGTGGGGAATGCTCCGGCTTCCAGTTGAGCGCCCCAGATGTAGATGCCTGAAGTGCCATCGCCTGTGTAGCTAGTTGTTGATGCACCTTCAATTAAACGCAAAGTAAAAATGCTAGTCACAGACGCAGTAGCTGTTTGTGTAATAGAACAACGATACCAACCGTTGCCTACATTGGTAATTGAAGCAACAGTTCCTGTGAGTGCTATTGTTGCTGTCCCGGCAGACAAATCAAAAACAGCGGAAAAAGCAGAACCAAACGCACCAGACGGGAAATAAATTCGCAGGTTTCGTCCTGCTTGTTTGGCATAAATAGAAAGTGTGTACGCCGTTCCACTTGTAAATGAAGCAGAAACTGTCATGTCGTGCGTATTGGTCGCCGTATCTTCAACCAGCTTGTCTGCGTCTTGCGTTCCATCTGGCGATGTTGTTGCATCAGCAGTTATGGACGAGCGCGTTTTTGTCCAAGCCGCATTGTCAAACTGCTCCGAGTACGTCAGCAAATTTGTCCGCTGCTCCTCAATCAGCAGCCCCAAAGGAGCCAGCGTAGTGGGGTTGTAGTCGAACCGGGGTGCGTCAATGGCAGCCGTTTGAATTAGCCCGTTTGAGCCAGTGAACGTGGCTGTGCTGGCGCGGGTGAACGTGATGCGGGGGTCAAGAGTCTGAGCGCCTGCAAAGTTCAGCAACAGTGATGGCGACAACTTGTTTAACAAGTTTGGGCCACCCATTGTCACATGTTGTGATACGCCTATTGAAACAGCGTTTCTAAATCCAAGGAAACTCATTTTTTACCTTTCACTGGGGCTTTTTGCGCAGCTTCACGCTTGACCGAGTAGGCAATCGCCACCGCCTGCTTTACGGGTTTACCCGCAGACACTTCGGCCTTGACGTTCTTGCGAAACGCCTCTGGAGACTTGGATTTAACGAGTGGCATCACTTCCCCTTGGCTGGCTTTTTGGCCGTTTTGGCCGACTCTTTGAAGTCTTTGGCCGTGGGTGCACCGGCAGCGCCGGGTTTGCGCATCTTCTCGCCAGAGCCAGCAGCGATACGCTCGCGCTTGGCGTTAATGTTACTGTAAAGACCAGGTTTAGTTGCCATGATTTAGCACTTCCATCGTTTGAGTGATGCCTTGGCCCGTTCTGCTGGACCTTTGGCGTTTTTAACAACCCCTTCCATTCTCGCGCAAAATGAATCCTTGCGCCCTTGATCTGCTTTGGTTTTTGGATTCGGGGCTGGCGCTTTGAGGTTGGAGCCAGTGGCTGCGTTGTACTTCTCGCGGCCCTTGGCTGTCAAGCCCGCACCCTTGGATGCAGGCAGCTTCTCGCCACGACCGACAGAGAGGGAGACACTTTTCTTGGTAGCCATCACGAACCCATCCATGAATTTGTGGCAGCACCGTTTTGAGCGTTGCGCCTAGTGAGTGGTTGCTCAGTGTACTCTCTGTGAGCCACAGGGAACGCGAAAGTCACGCAGATGGCGTCAGCAGCATCGGGTGACGCCAGGCCACGGGCCTTCATGTCCTTCTTGCTCTCCAGAAAAATCGTACCCCTTGAATCAGGCTTGATCATAGGCGAAACCAGATCAGTCTTCAAGAACCTGTCCTTTGGAATGCTGGCAGATCTCAGCCAGTCCTTCATCTTGCCCCACATCTCAGCACGTTTATTGCCATACATGATGGGGTTCGCACTCTTGTTGCCAAAGTTGACACCCTTGATCTTGTACCGCTGCTCTTTCAGCCGGTCAACAATGCCAGCCCCAAGACCTCCCTCATCAATCACCACCAGGGCAGGCTTGAACTCCTCAATGGCCTCAATGATGTGTCCCACCACCGTCATGGTGTCATCTCCCCTGTGGCGGTCAATGCGCACTATGTCACGGCCCTGCCGGATGGCGATCACCGTGGCATCAGCGCCAAACCTTGCTGGGTCAACTCCCACAATGATGGGCGCAGTCTGGTCCTTGTACTTGGCCCTGCTCATCGCTTCATCCACAATGTTTGATGGTATGAACTGGTCATCGCCAGCATTGGGAAACTGCCCGTAAACCTCAACGTGAGCCTGGCTCGAGTCAGGGCCATACTCGTCAATGATGTTCTGGTACACAGCCTTGTCTGTGCCTTCCACCGTCCGGGCATCCACCACCTTGGTGTTCCAGAAGTCTCGCTTTGAGTGAAAAGTCTCGTAGAAGTACCCCGTGTTTCGCCGTGGGTTAGAAAAAGCCAGCCACAAGCGATTAGGTGTGTTTTCGGTAAAGAATCCAGCAGTCACTGCCCAGATGCTGTCCTCAATACCGGATGCTTCGTCGAAAATCACCATCACACCATCAAAGTTGTGAACTCCAGCATAGGCATCTGGGTTTTCGGCTGACCACAGCCGGCCCTCGACGGCCCAATAGCGTGTGCCTTTTTTCAGGTCTTTTTCCACCAGCTCAGTAAGCCAGTTGGCAGGAGTGATCTTTGTCGCTGCCACCTCAAACCAGTGGCTGTTAATGCTCATCGCCAACCACTTGGTGATCTCGGCCCATGTCACCGCACGTAGCTGAGACTCTGAGTTGGCCGAAATGATGGTGGTCGAGCCAATCCTGGTGGACAGCATCCAGATGGTGAGCCACGACACCAGTGCTGACTTGCCGATACCACGGCCAGAAGACACGGCCTGACGCAATGTCTCAAAGTCTATGCGGCCCTGCTGGCGCTTGATGTGCTCAGTGATCTCACGCAGCACTTCCCTTTGCCACTTCCTTGGCCCCTTGAAGTTCGCCAGTGGCGTGTTCTCTTGGCCCCAGGGAAAAGCAAACAACACAAAGGCTTCGGGGTCATCGGCAATCGCCGGTGTCCACAGCGTTGCCATTAACTCCTGTTCGTCTTCGGGCTTGTAGATGGTGGTTTGCATTTAGCGTTTGCCTTTTTGCAAGGCGTTGACCGGCTGGCCGTTGCGCTCAAAGATGGTCATGCTCTTTTCTTCGCCAGGGAAGACAACAAAGTTTGACGTTCGTTTAACTTGCAAATCCTTCAAAAATTGCTCACGCATTTCTGCTTTTTTCTTGGGGGTGTTGTAAACACTACGCATAAACTCATCAACAGCAGCCTCTGCATTGCCACCATTTTTTTCAAAAAGTGCAGCTAAACGTGTGTTTGTAATGTTGGGCGTCACGCGACTTTGCTGATCTAAATATTTAATGCCTGGTATGCCAGCATTACGCAAGTGCATGGACGCCGTAGCAGGGCCAAATGCTTGGTTCATCACTTCCATTAAATTGCCACCAGTTGAAGTTGGCGGCACAT